GAGCCACACCCTATGACTAACGCACTATGAAAGAGCGAGCCATTGATGGCGACAAACGCATGCGACAAAGAGCGAGCCAGGGTACAAGACAAACGCATCACAGCAGAGCGAGCCAAGTTCGCGGACAAACGCAAGCCTGTCGAGCGAGCCACCGCCGACGACAAACGCATCTACTACGAGCGAGCCATGGATTCGGACAAACGCAGGAAGACGGAGCGAGCCAGTCGATCAGATAAACGCATACCACCAGAGCGAGCCACTCATCCTGACAAACGCAGTGCGCAGGAGCGAGCCACGCGCCAAGACAAACGCAAGACGCCCGAGCGAGCCCAACCAACGAACCAACCCATGATCCAATGATCCTCCGCCCCTACCAGTCCAAGGCCCTCGAAGACCTCCGCGAGTCCATCCGCCAGGGCCGCCGGCGGCTGATCCTCTGTGCGCCCACGGGCTCGGGCAAAACCGTCGCCATCGCCGCGATGATCCAATCGGCCGTCGCCAAGGGCCGCTGCGCCCTGTTCATCTGTCACCGCCGGGAGTTGGTGAACCAGGCCGCGAGCAAGCTCCAAGCCTACGGAGTCCAGCACGGCATCCTGATGGGTGCCGACAAACGCCGCAACCACTCCGCCCCCGTGCAGATCGCGTCCGTCCAGACGCTCTCGACGCGGCTGCGCAAGGGCGTGCTCTCGCCACCGCCGGCGGATCTCCTGATCGTCGATGAAGCCCACCACAGCAGCGCCGTCACCTGGACGAAGATCATCAAGGCGTACCCCTGTGCGGTCGTGATCGGCCTCACCGCGACGCCGGCGCGCAAGAGCGGGGCTCCGTTGGGCGATCTCTTCGAAGAGATCGTGCCGTGCTCCAGCTACGCCGAACTGATCCAGCAGGGCTTTCTCGTACCCACCCGCGTGTTCGCCCCGAGCCTGCCGGACTTGAAGGGCGTCCAGATCGTCGCGGGCGATTACCACGAGAAGCAGCTCGCCGGCCGCATGGACCGGACGCAGCTCGTCGGTGACATCGTGCAGACCTGGCTCGACAAGGCCGAACGCCGCCCGACTTTCGTCTACGCGGTCACGATCGCCCACAGCCAGCACCTTTGCGAGCAATTCGTCAAGGCCGGCGTGAAGGCCGACCACGTTGACGGCGAGATGGATCCGCTCGACCGCGACCGCATCGTGGATCAATTCAACCAGGGCGAGCTTGAAGTCCTCTGCAACTGCATGATCTTCACCGAGGGCACGGACATCCCGCGGGCATCCTGCACCGTGATCGCCCGTCCGACGAAATCACTGGTCCTCTATCGCCAGATGGCCGGCAGGATCCAACGGCCGCACGAATCCAAGATCGACGCGATGATCCTCGACCATTCCGGCTGTGCGCTCGAGCACGGGCTACCGGACGAAGACCTCCTCTGGGATCTCCACGAGCGGCCCAAGAAGGAGAAGGCCAAGATCGCGGCCGACCGGGCCGCCCGGACGATCCGCTGCCCGAACTGCCATGCGGTCTACTCCGGCAAGAAGCTCTGCCCGCAGTGCGGCACGCCGGCGCCGCGGCGAGCGCCGCAAGCACTCGCCACCAAACGCGGCGAACTGACAGAGATCCGCCGGCACCAGAACGTCGGCAGCTACTCACTCGTCGGCAAGCAACGGGTCTGGGACAAGTGCGTCCACATCGCACGGGCGAAGGGCTGGCCAATCAAACGGGCCTGCGGGATGTTCAAGGGCACCTTCGGGCTGTGGCCGAGCGAAGTGACGGGCCTCTTCGGGGCGCCGAGCTGGCGGGATGCGGAGACGAGCGCGACCGATTGGTACTTCAGCCGGATGCACCGCTCAAGATCCCCGGGAACATCCGTTCCAGGCTCGCCAGCGCCACATCCTCCGGCTTCGGAGGCATCGGCGTCCCCTGCATCACCCGGATGACGTAGAGCGCGACGGCACGCTTGCCCTCTCGGAACGCCGTCTCGGCCGGGTCGCCGGGCGCGTGCGTCTCATTGAGCAATCCGCAGAACGACATGAGATCCGCCAGGACCGCGCGGCCGCAATCGCTCTCGAAGGCGAGCCGGTACTGGACCGGCCGTTCGTCACGCTCTTCGCTCATGCCGCAGGCGCCGGGAGCCCTTGCAGAGCGACCGACGCATCCTTGCCCGCAGCCGCCAGTTCTCTTGCGGTCGTCGCCTGCTGTGCAAGCTCGGCCTGCTGGGCCTGCTGCTGCTGCATCTGCTGCACGAGCCGGATCGGACGTAGCAGTCGCGGGTCGGCGTTGCGGAGCGACCAGATCCGCCGGAACGCCTTGTTCGCATCGAGGTTCAGGACCGCACTCGGGTCTGTCTGGATCGCCAGGCTCGACTCCTGAAGGGCTTCGTTGATGTTGCGGATCTCACTGGATCGCTGGCTCTGGGCGAGCGGGGACGTGAACACGGGCCGAAGCCGCCGGCCGCTCAGGCTCTCGGGCACGGGCAGCAGGTTCCCGCTCCGCATCAGCCAACTGAACGTCCGGCTGATGACCGGCTGGAGCCATTCGGCCTGGAGACGCGAGATGATCGGGCTGGCCTTCGCCAACGCCTGCTGCCGACGGGCGATGATCTCCTCGGCCGTCATGGCGGAGTGCGACTTCCGCACCAGCGGCAATTCGATCGTGTCCAGGTAGTACGCCTTCTCGATCATCGCCTGTGCCCGCTCGATCGTCAGTTGGCCGGCGTTGGGATCGGTGCCCGTGACCACGGCCTTGGGTGGCTCGCGGGCGGATTGGCTCATCCAGATGATCCCGCCGGGATTCAGGTCGAGCTTGCGGTACTTGAGCTGCGTGTCCCAGACCGCCATCGGGGGCCGCAACGCCAGAGCACTTGCGAGAAGCTGGTCGCGGCTCATGGCGTTGACGGCCTTGATCGTCGGGAGCACGCTCATGCCCGGCCCGCGTCCGTAGGTCTCCTCCGACGCCTTGCTCCATCTCGGCGTCAGGTAGGGATTCTCCAGGAATCCTCCGACATCCAATTCGGCGTCTCGATCCGCACCGCCGTCGAGGAAGTACCGCGACCACGGCATGTCGAGATTCGTCTGCCCCATCGGGTCGCGGTCGCGGCGCTCCCAGACGTGATGCACGAGGCATCGTTTCTCCTCGGCACCAGACGCCGTGCGCAACATGCCCTGGAGGCTCGACGGCAGCGAATCGAACATGACGGCGAGATCACGGATGCGAACTTCCGTCGTCCGAAAGACATCGGTGATGTTGCCTTCGTCGTCGTCGAGCCAGTGCATCCCGCCGAGCGAGCGGGACGTGAATCGCAAGAGGCCGAGTTTCGGCGGCCCGGCTTGGCACGGCCCATTCCCGAAGGCTCCGAGATCCTGGTAGACCTCGTGTGCAGCCGTCGGGAATCCGCTGATCGGCCAGGAGAGATACGTCAAGATCCGATTCGTCGTGTCATAGAGCCACGCGGCGCCCTCCTGGTCCGGTTCGCCTTCGTACTCTTCGAGTTGAATGTCAACCCACCGATCGGCAGGATTCGTCAGCAGGAAGTGCAGGGCCGAGGCGAGCGTGTCGTTGGCGAGCGGGGCCGTGCCGTCGAAGATCGGGATGCGACGCTGCTCGCCCTGCTGGCGGTTGGTCACCGTGAAGTCTCGGGTCGGCAACACCAGATCGGCCATCTCCTGCCAGTGCTGATCGAAGGTGCCGCGGTCGCTCTTGGCGATCTCGTAGCGGGCCATCGAGTCTCGGAGCGTCAGGGCCATTCATTCTCCCAGGAGAGTCTTGCGGTACGGCGTCGCCCCAGCCGTCGAGCCGCCGAGGATTGTGGATTCGCGGCCGGTCGCGGCTAGGCGACGCTTGCGCTCGCGCTCGACCGCCTCGCCAATCTCGCCTTCGTCACCGAGTCGGGTCGGAGGAGTCTCAATCGGCGGCGGCGCTGGAATCTTGGGACTGAAGAGGCCGCTCATTTGCCCGTCTTCCGCCCCGTGCGGAGGCTCTGATGGGTCTTGCTCTGTGCGATCCGGGCCGCCTTCGCCTTCGAGTAGCCCTTGGACCGCATCGCGTCATATGCCCGGTGAACCTTGCTGCCCTTTGGCATGGTCACTCTCCTGAATTGCCCAGGGCCGCGAAGGCCCGCTCCCACGTCGTCGCCGCCGCGTGCCCGCAGTCCAATCCGACGCGCTCGCGAAACGGATGGATCATCAGCTCCTGGTACTTGCACACCGGGCAGGTAAGCCACTCGCAAATCATCGGGCCCTCCTTGGTGATGATCCGCTCCAACTGCTTGAAGCTCGTGAGGGTTTCATCGGCCACGGCTGAACTCCGCCAACGGGTTGAAGGTCGTGCCATCGGACTCCGGCGCCTCCATGTTAGCCTCGGTGTCGCTGATCGCGTACCGGAGCATCATGATCGCATACCGGACGGCACTCTCGACGTGATCCCGAACCGCGACGATCACCGGCGGCTGGCCCTTGCGGTGAAGCATCCGCTTCTCCTCCATGAAGACGGCGGTCGCAGGCGTCTTGCAAACCTTGAACCGGCCGGTATACATCCGCTCCAAGAGTTCCATTGCGCCTGCCTCGCGGGATTGCGAACTGCGGATGCCGCGTTCCACCATCATCGTGCTTTCCCAATGCGCCGGCTCCGGTAGCATGTTCACGCCGGCGGATCGGTACTGCTGGGCGAGCGGGACGCCGGATCCCTTGTCTCGGGCCATCCCGTCGTGCGGCCAGGCGACCGGGATCCAGAGTCCTCGCGGCCGGATGAGCTGTGCCTGGGCCGGCGGAGTCAGGCCCTTCTCTCTGAACGTGTCATAGAGGTACACGATATCCGTGTCGGCGTCGTAGGCGATCCACGCGCCAGCCGCCGGATGGTCGATGCCGAAGTCGAGCCCCATGATCCTGCGGAAATGGTCGGGGATCGGGAACGGGTCGCAGAGGATCACGTCGTCATCGACTGTGTAGACCCGGCCCGTGCCCATCATCGGCACGCCCTTGGTGCGTGTCGCCCGTTCGTGCTCGGGGTAGCGGGCCTTCAGTTCTTCCTTGGCGATGGCATCGAGATGCGGCGCATCGTCCCACGTCGCGGGTGTGAAGAAGATCCCGTGCCCGCCATCCATGAAGTGCTTGCAGATGTCGGACATGCCCAGCAGCGGCGTGTTCGTGTAGAGCACCATGCCCTTGCGATCGAGCACGCGAGTCTGACATTCGGTGAAGATTTCGTACTCTTCGGGCTCCTCGTCCAGCCAACAGATGTCTTGACTCACGCCCTGGAACTTGGTCGCGTGCTGCTCGTAGCTCTTGAAGGTGATCTCGCTCGTGCCACCTGAAACATGCTTCACTTTCACGGTGTCGAGGACGTTCGCCACGCCGCACTGGCGGAAAGTGCAGGCGCCGATCGTCTCGGGCGGCAGCCACCCGGATCCGTCCGGCAGGTGGTGCTCATTGATGACGCCGCAGAGTGCCTTCTGCTGGATGTTCCGCACGTCTTCGTTCGTTCGGCCAGCGACGATGACATCGACAGCGCGGTCATAGCGTCGGCCTTTCCACCAGCGGGGGTAGAACCCGGTCAGATGGATCGCCACTTCGGCGGCGGCGGTGCGCGTCTTGCCGACCCGGTTGGCCGAGAGAATCGCCCGCTCTGCCTCTGCGGCGCCCGCCTGGTGCCAAGCGACCTGCCACGGGTACGGGCTGCCCGGAACGCTGCCGGGCTTGACCAGGTACAGCTCCCGGAGCTTCTGGTGGCGATCGATCGAATCCAGTTCGTCAAGGAGCTTGGCGATCTCGTGGTGTTCGCTCACAGTTCGGAGTCCGCGACCCAGAGCCATTGCCCCTGGTCTCCGTCATCCAAGGCTGCGGCGACGGTCGTCTGCACGGCGAAACTCGCCGTACCAATGAGGGCCGCGACCGCTGTCGGGTTATCACCGTCGCTCGTATTGCGAATGGAGCCGGACCCGCCGGTCACCGAGTTGTAGATCGTCACCCCCGGTGCAATCCGCATGATGGTAAAGAGGCGTTCGGTCGTCACGTTGTCACCGGAATCCATCGAGGTCGGCGCCCAGAAGATCGTCGTGCCATTGGTGGTCGCGGCGGTTCCGGGGGCAACGGTCTCAGGGTAGCTGGTCTGGAAGTAGCGCTGGCAACGGAGCCGCTCCAGGCTCGGGTCCACCGGGATGATGCTGTTGGCAAGAGCCCCGATTTCAAGCTGCACGTCGCCGAGATAGAGAATGTCGCCCGCGACCGTGTCCTTGTCGTCCACCCAGATGAACAGGCCCACGTTGTTCGTGCTGGCCGTGTCCATGAGGATGTTCTGCTCGACGTCCTCTCCCCAGGCGTCGAGCGTCACTGGGATATTGGCGACCGTGTTCTCCGCTGCGTTCCACGCGGCGATGAAGGTCGGCGTCGTGCCTTCGGCGCCCCAGACGGAAACGGCATCTCGCGTGATCGCGTCGGCCGCGCCCGTCCAGGGCAGGACCGCCACGCGGATATTGCGGATCTGTGCCCCCGTCGTCGTCCGGTGGCTGAACCGGAAGGACAGCCGACTCGTGGTGCCGTTCGCCAGCAACCGTCGAACCAGAGCACTCTCGATGACGGTGAAGAACCCGAACTTCTGGCCGGCACCGGCGGCCGTCACCGTTGCACGCAGCGAACGCCTCGCGCCCGCAGGGACGACCGTGTTCTCATGCGTCACTTCGACCGTGTTGGCAACTTCAGACAGCAGGATCCACCGATCCAGGACATACGCACCGTCGCTGTTGGGGTAGGTCGAGGCTGCCGTATGCGTGCCGAGATCGCCCGCCCGCTGGCTGACGACGAATTGCCCGTTCGTGATGAAGTTGAACGGGAAGGTCGCACCGCTCGGGGCGGGCAAGGGCTGGAACGCCGTTGCTCCGGCGCCCGTCACCGTCAGGACTTCACCAACGTCACCGGCGCCGGGCGACGCCGGCATGTAGGGAAGCGGCGTCTCCCATGCCGCGAGTTGCGGCGAATCGTCGGTCGCCTGAAGGAACTGCCCCACGTCGCCGGCCAGGATCGTCGGCAAACTTCCTGGCGTCAGCGTTGCCGCCTGGAGCTGGTCGTAGGTCACGACCTCGCCCGTGGCCGCCCCAGGCGTCACGGCCTGGATCTTGGAGTCCTGTGCGTCGAAGTGCCGCGGATCGGTCGAGGATCTCCGAAGGGCGGCCTGTTGGGCGAGTGCCTGCTGATCCAGGGCGTCCTCGTGCGCCTCACCGGGGAACGGGTCGTTCTCCTGGTAGTCGGCCACCTGGGTCGCCGGTGCCCGCCGGAGGATGCCGACGTACCCGCCGGCCGTCGGCGTGCCGTTCCAGATGATCGTCCCGAGCCCTCCGTCTCCGCCGCCAACCGAGTAGTTGGTCCCGAGGGTCTGGAGCGCTGCGGTCGCCTCAGTCGCCCCGTGGTAGACGAACAGCTCCGTCTGGGCGAAGAAGACGTAGGTGACCGGGAACTTCTCGGAGGCGATGCCCTGGGCGGTGTATTCGACCAGGAAGGATTCGTTCGAGATCGTCATCAGTGACTCCTGGGCGGCGCGTTCAGCTCCCGCTCATCCTCGGCGATCATGGCATCATAGAACTGTTCCAACTGCCGCAGCACCGGCACGCCGGGCAGGCCGAACATCGTGGACACGCCGGCGGCCGCCTCCAGTATCCGCCTGATCGGGTGTTTGCCGCCGATCCCCATGATGTCGTCGCGGATCGCCGTCATCACGCTCAGCACTGGAAACACGTTCTGGAAGCTGGCCGAGAGGAACTGCGCCATTGGGATGATGCCCAGCATGTTGCTGGCCGAACGTCGCAGGAAGGTCAGCAGCGTGTCGTCCTTGTCGTCCCGGTGGAAGCCGCGGAAGGCGAAGCCCACGAAGTCGGCGATGGCCTGAATCAGAATCGAGTTGAGCATCCAGTTGACCGAGAAATTGGCCGTAGCACGGCGGACCTCGCGGCCGACGTTCTTCTGGTCACGGATGGCCCGCCTGACCCGGTAAACGTCCCGGATCGTCGTCGCCATGAACATGCCGGTCTGCGACCTGAAGAAGCTCGCCATGCGGATCATGGCGCTCTTCTTGGACTCCATTGCGAGAAAGCTCTGGTGCAGCGGGTCGAAATTGGGCTGCGTGTTCTGAACCGTCTCTTCGGCCAGATCCTTCACGAACTCGTCGCGTCCGGCGGGTTGAAGGCGGCCCTGCTCGACCTGCGAATCGGCGTATCGCTCCGATGCCCGCCAGATCGCCACGATCGTCCGGTGATCCATGTGCTTCATGCCCGCCAGCATCCACTCGCCACGCGGCTTGGCGCCGAGGAAGTCTCCGGGCGCCTGGCCGCCTTCAAGGACGATGCCGATCGCCGATTGCTCCTCGCGGAATTGCAGGTCGGGCGAGGCGGCGTACATGCGCTTCTCGATCTCGCTGTCACCCATCAGGTGCATGAAGGCGACTTCGCCGGCGGCTTGCGTCAGGAAACTAACTGGGATGTATTCTCGGGCCGAGAGCAGGGACACGACCTGGTAGAGATTCACGGCGACGTTGAGCCCGAGCAGGCCCTTGCCGACGTTCTGCATCAGCGTCCGCCAGTTGGCCTCGGAGGCCGTCACGTTGAACGGTGCCCCGAGGATATCGCGTGCGATCAGGTCCAGCAGGAGCGTGAGTTGGCGGTTGAATCGCCTCTGTTGCCGCGTGCGCAGGGCCGCCTGCACGTCCGGATGCCGCAACGTCGAGTCGGCCACGCGCAGGGCCGGGGCCATGTTCGCCAGATGCGCCGCCTTCCAGGTCGTGTTGCGGAAGACCTGGAAGATGTCGCGGATGACGATCGGACTGATGGTATCGTGGCCGCGCTCCTGGGCGATGTCGGTCTGGCTGATCGTCATGCGATCCAGGTCCGAGGCCGCCATCTTCTCCAGATCCTCTTCCTGCTGGCCCTTGACCCGACGCTTCCGCGGGTAGTACCGGGTCGCTCCGATGCGGTCGATGCCGTCGCGCTGCATGTCGTAGCGTCGCACGTCCTCCGTGACCGGCCCGTTCATGTAGTCCACGATGGGAGTCTCGATCCCGGCGAGAACGCCGGCTGCTTCGCGGATACGCGGGATGTCCTCGATCGTGATGTTGAACTGCTTGGCCGATGCACCATGCCGGTCGATGATGAGCGGCACGCCGCGGCCGAAGATCAGGTCGAACGTCTTGGGATCCTCCAGGTTCGCCAACAGGTCGCCCCACTCGGCCGGCGTAGCGTTGATCGTCACGTCCCCGAAGGTCACTGGCACGATCTTCGCCTTCGTGTCGCCGCCGATCGCCTTCTCGCCCGACATGAACGTGCTCGTCTCGGTCAACTCATCCGATTTCAGTTTCAGCCCGTGGGCCTCGATGATCGCACGGAGCGCGGCTTGGCCCTCGAACCACCGGGCAAGGGCAGCGCCGCGGGATTCGTGCAACGCGCGGAAGATGACTTGATGCGTCTGCGATGTCCGACCGCCGCCCATGATCTCGGTCAAGACCGTCGGCGTGCTCAACCCCGCGGCGCCGACCATGATCTGAAGCAGGGCACGCTCCTCGACCTGGGGGCGCTTCTCGGAGCCCGACGGCTGGATCTTCAGCGCCTTCAGGTTCGTCTTGATCTCCTCGGCCACCAACGGGGCAATCAGTTCGACAAGCTGGCGGAAGTTGGCCCGCTGAATGTTCTGGAGCCGCTGCTGGCCTTCGACGATCGCTGTGACCGTCTCCGTCAGCCGAACCGCCTCATCGACATCGAGCTTGCCAACGTGCTTGCGGAACCGGCGCAGCGAACGCTTCAGGCTTTCGCCCTCCTCGATCACCATGCCGGCACTCTCGAAGGCGCTCCGCAACGCCTCGGCCATGTCGGTGGCGAAACCCGGCCGCTTCTGTGCCGTGCGGACGGCCTTCTGGAGCGTGGCCCGTGCTTCCTTGAGGTTCCGCTTGTCGAGTGCGTCCTTGGCGGCCCGCAACGCTTGCGCAAAGGTTCCGGTTGTTCTGGCTCGGCCGATGCGGAGGAGCAAGTTGCCGGGCACGGTGCCGCCGAAGGCGGCCTTGACCAGCTTCGCCAAGTCGTCACGCATGGCCTGCGTCGATTGCTGCTGACGGAGGAAGTCCTTGCGGAGAGCGCCGAGCGCCTCCATCGCCTGCTTGTGGGCCTCGCGGAACTCCGTGACCGCCGCGGCCTTCTCGGCCTGCTCGACACGTTTCTGCACGGCCGGCGGGGCTTCGGGCAGCGCCTCGGCGGCGGCCTCCTTGGCCTTGCCGGCCCGCTCGCCAGCGGCTCGGGCCTTCTTCAGTGCGTCGCGGATCTGGCCGGCCGGATCGGCCGGGGCGATTTGCGGCTCGGCGACAGCGGCCGGTTGAGCCTCGGCAGCAGGCACCGACGGCGGGGCAGCGACCATGGCCGCAGGCAGATACTCGACATATTGAATCGTGTCGCGGAAGTCGGCGATGGCGCCCCTGAAGCCGGCGCCAATCAATAACTGGCGCAGCATCGTGCTGCCAGGAAAGGCGCCAGTCTCGCCACTCTTCTCGGCGATCCTCTTCCGAAGCGCGCGGAGCGTCCCGAGACCGCCATAGTCTCTGACGATGCTCTCTCTGTCTAAGCCCGTGGCGGCAACAATCGAATCGATGAACGCCGAATGTTGCGGGTCAGCCACATCTGCGTTTCGCTCATCAAAGAAGCCCGCAATGTTGAGTTGAACCTCTTGAACTTCTCCTTCCGGCCGGTTCGCGGCGAACTCTTCCGCCACGGCGCGCGGGCCGTAGTAAGTCCCGCTGCCGAACTCGGCATCAGTTGATGGCTGCGTACTCGGCGTTCCCCCCCGAAAGACAGGGACGACGGCACCCGCCGCCTCCGGCTCTGCCGTGACTACTTCAGGCGGCGCCACGACGAGCCGCTCCCTCTCATTGATGGTCGGCGCGATCTCGATGGTGGCCATCGGCGGCTCCACCGGCTTCTCGGGCTCCGCCAGCCCGGCCTCGAGGCCGGCCTGCATGGCTTCCGTTAGCTCGTCGATGTCCTTGGGCGTGACTCCGAGCCCCTTGGCCAGCTTCTTCCGAAGGGCACTGATCTGCGCCGTCTCGACGATGCCGCTCACCGTGCCGGCGAATCCACCGGCCCCGGCGCCCGCGAGCATCTGCCGGATCAGATCGCTCGTGAAGGCAGGATCGGCTTCCAGCATGGCCTTGATCCGCTGCGGCTCATCCCGTACCAGCGCCTTCGTCACTTCCATCCCGACGGCGGCGACGCCTTCCTCAAGCGACTCGCCGGCCGCGGCGGTCCCCATTCTTGTGGCCACACGAATGGAGGCCATGCGGAGGTACTGACGCGGGATCTTGTTCAGGACCGCCGTGCCGAAAGTGAACCGTTCGACGAACGTCTCCAGAAGTCCGGCTGCGGCTCCCTCGACGAGCGCTCCTTCGTGGTCGCCGGTCTGTCGCATGGAGTCGAGGTACGCCTGCCCGGCCGCCTGTGCGCCCGTCGTGCCAGCGAAGGCCAGGAGTTGCAGCGGGATCGACTCGGGCACCGCCATTGCCAGGAGGCCGCCCGCGACCAGGGCTGGCCCGCTCTCCACGATGTCGCCGATCGTCCGGCGGAGCGAGACGCCGGTGTCGATCGATCTCGGGAACTTGGTCAGCACGAGTTGCGCCATCGCCTCTCGCCGCTGCCCGGCCGCGAGCATGGATTCGCCCAATGGCCCGCCGATGCGGCCGGCGGCCTGCTCCAGCCCAGCGATGCCGCGGGCAACCTGCGCTCCGGCACGCGGCACGGAGATCAACGCCTCACCGAGCACGTCCCGGTCCGGCTGCGCCAGGGCCTCTTCGATCTGGAGCATCCTGGTTGCAAGCTCCCAGGCCGTCAGCCGGTCGTCGGAGTCGGGCACGACCGAGACGAAGCGCTCCGCAATCCGGCGACTGGTTTCGGTCCCGGTCGGCTCGGCGTCCTGCTCCTCATCGGGGATGAGCTGCTTCAGCCGGTCGGCGGTCGTCTGGAGTGCCGTCACGGCGACTCAGCCTTCTTCGGCGGGTCGAGCCCTTGCCAGCCACGGCGGACGGCCTCGATCGTCATGGCCCGCCCGACCTGATCCTGTTGCTGCTGCGGCGTCATGTTTCTCAGCAGGCCAGAAGCGCTCAGACCAGTCGCCACATCCCGGTAGAGCTGATCCCAAAGATGGCTGCCTCCGAGCGCATCCTGTTCGATGACGTACTTGCTCGAGTACCCGCTGTACCACCGCAGGTAGCTCAGCGAGTCGAAATCCTCCACCTCGTCCCGCTTGAAGAACTCGTCGGCGAGCGGCTTGTACCGTTCATCGGCGGGCTGGATCATCTCGCTCTCGCCCGTGGCGTCGTCGAACTGAAAGATGGCACCGATCACCTGTCCCTCAATCGCCGGGACGTAGTAGAGCGTCCCCCGCTGCATGATCATGTCCGGGTGGAGATGCTGCCGGCGAAATGAGAAGGGCGACCTGAAGTAGTTGGCGCCGATCGCGGCCTCAAACGCCTTGAAATTGCTCGGGAGACGCTTGGAGTCCACCAGGTAGGACTCACCGAACTCTCGCGGCCACTGCTGGCCAGGGAAGGTATCAACCCGCGTAGTCCGGCCGGCGACGGATTCCGCCGCCCGCTCGATCGCCGCCATGCCACGCTCGGGGACCGAACTGTTGTCGCGCTGGTCGATCACCAGTGAGAGGTAATGCAGCCTCGCATCGGAGATGATCTGTGCGTACATCTGAGAGTCGGGATTGGCACCCAGGGCATCGACGATGGCCTTGAATGTGGCCTTCCGATCCTCCATCTTTGACGGCTCGATCACGGGGCCGGATTCGCTCAGCAGCCGCACAGCATCGGCATTGCCCAGGAGCTTCTGCGTGTCCGCCAGGCTGAAGCTGCTCTGTTCGGTGAGGGCATACCACAAGGCCCGGCCCACCACCGGCGCCTTGGCGTTGTTGAACGCGATGTTCTCGGCCTGCTTCGGGTCCACGTCCGCAATCGCCCGCAGCACTTCGGCCGCGTATCCGAGGTTGAATCGCGGATCTCCGTGATCCATCAACGACACGATCTGCTGATTCAGGTCATGCTCGATCACGCTCCCATTCTTCAGGAACACCGACGCGACCGCCGCCGGTGTCATGCCCACGCGCAGCAGGTGGTTCTGCGCCGCGTTGATCGAGTCGGAATCCTGCGGCGGGTTGTCGGGCCAGGTACCAGCCTGGATCGCCGTGACGTACTGCATCGCGGCGTCCTGCACGGTCAGCGAGGACACGCCCAGCGTGCGGAACTCGACCAGCGCCGCCTGCTGCTCATTCGTCGCCGGCAACTGCTCCAGCCGCGTCCGGAGCCTGTCGATCGACTCGGGCTCGCCGAGCTTGGCGTAGTCCTTCGCCTGTCGGACGATCGACCGCACTTCGTCATCGACGTGGCCGACCGCAGCCGACTTCATTCCGAAGAAGCGACGCTCGGCCTCCTCCTGGGTGATCGCGTTGACGGAGACCGCCTCGTCGAGCTCGGAGCGGAATAGGGACTCCAGATCGTTGCGTTCGGCGTCGGTCGCCGCCTGCGCCCAGGCCGAACTCGTCTGGGCCGAGAGCCCTACCAGAGCCGCCTGCCGACCGCTGGACATCGCCTGATCGACGGCACGGTCGAACTCCTCGACGCGCAGGTCAGCATCCTCCTGCATGTAGTGGATGCCCACGCCAGATTGCGCCAGGTCGCGGAAGCCGGACACGGCCGCATCGGGTCCGATCGTCCCGGCCTCAACGCCATCGAGATATGCCTTGCCGCGATTTGCGAGCGACTCGCCGAATCGCCGCTCCTCCATTGCGACGCGCTGCCGACCCGCCAGGATCTTCGTCGCCCCATAGGTGTGCCGGAACCGCTGGAGTGCTTCGTCACGAGTCTCAGCATCCTCTTCTTCCCGGATCCTGCCTTCGAGGTTGGCGAACGTCTGATCGAAGGCAACCTGATCCTGACCGTCCGGTGCATTGCGGGCCGCGTCGAGCGCCTGCGCCGCCGTCGTCATGCCGTCAGTGTCGAAGTCCGCCACCACGCGGCGTCTGCGGGCCGCTCGAACCGCCTGGACGATCGAGATGCCTTTCTCGGCGAGCTGCTCCGATACCCGCGCAAGCGCGAGCCCCGGCGTCAGGCCGAGTTGCGGGGCCGAGATGCCGGTCAGATGGAGGCTGACTTCGCCGGGTGCGTATCGCGGATCGGTGATCGTTGGGAGACGGCTCATGACGGTCGGTAGAAGAAGTGACTCCGACTCGGGCTCGTGCCGCCCAGCAACGTCGTTCCGGCTTGGCTACCGCCGCCCGCGAAGACACCGCCGGCCTGGAGGCCGCCCAGGAGCGACGTGGCCGCCGAACCGAACCCGAGGATGCCTTGTGCGAGCCCCTGTGACTTCGCCAGAGACGCCTCGTAGCTGGCACCGTACTGGATCGCCTGGGCACGTTGGACGCCCTGGAAGCGGACCAGCAGCGCCTCCTCTTCCGCCTCGGCCGCCTGGTCCGCCAGGATCGCCAAGGGGCTTCCGGTGAGCTGCACGCCCCGCCCGCCGATGGCGGCACGCAGGGCACCCAGACGCCTCTCGCGGTCCCTGCGGAGCCGCTCCTCGGCTACGGCGGTCTCCTGGAGTGCCAGGGCCGCGTTGTACTGGCCGGCGGCCTCGATCGCGTCCGCCTGATCGCGGCCCTGCGTGATCGACGAGACGCCGCCGGCGATGCCGGCCGCGGCGCCGATTGCCCCGAGTGCGATTGCTAGTTCCGCCATGTCCTCGCCCAGAGCATGTGATCCCGCCCGTCTGGATCGTACGCGATCATGCGGCCTTCATACTGGAATCCAAGGATCTCCAGCCACCGCATCCCCGGCCGCCAGTTCAGGAGGCACGTCGCCTCCAACCGCCGGAGGCTCAGCGCGATCCGCGTCTCCTCGATCTGTGCCAGGATGACACGGGTGCTCCAGAGCAGGCCCCAGCGTCCTACGTCGCCCAGGATCGACCAGCAGTAGGCGCGGCCCGGCCAGTCTGGCACGGGCTGAATCCCGGCGCACGCGATCGGGAAGCCATTCCGCAGAGCCGTCCATGCGTGCGTGTAGTCGCCCGAGGCCAGGTAGCGGCTCAGAGCGGCCGACGCTGGCGAGACGATGCGGAGATCACCGAGCTGGAACGGCACGAGGCTGTAGAGCGACTGCTGCGTCATCGTGTCAGATGCCACTGCCCGCTCCCTGCACCACGAGTCCCAGAAGGTTCATCGGCAATGGATCTTCGGTTTCGACGGTCACCGTGGCATCCAATTCGTGGCGTGCAGCGATCGAAAGCGACTTGCTGCCGGTGAAGAGTGGGATCTGCTTGCCCATGAGATCCAGGGCCATCCGGTGAATGATCGGGTCCATTCGCTCCGAGCCGGCCTTGCCGCCGAGAGTCCGATTGAAGCGGGCGACGACGTGATCGGCCCGCACGGGCCTGCCCCGGACATCCTCGGGACCGGCCAGCACCAGCGGAAGCGTCGTCGCCCTGCTGGTATACGCAAACCCGACATGGACGATCGAGGCGAACCGATCCAGCGTCACGCCGCCGCCGGCAGAAACCACTTTGTCGGCGTGCGTCGCGCCGTCGGCAAGGATGCGAACCGTCTGCCCGGCCAGGTGCGTCAGGCCCGTGACCGATTGGACTTCCTTGCGAACCGTTCCACTGCCTTCATAGGCATCGAAGCCCGATCCGTCGATCGTGGCGCCATCTTCCAAGTCGCCTGGGAAGAACGTGTCGCCGATCACGGTCACCACGATGAAGCTGCGATCATTCAGGTCCGTCAATCCCTTGGCGGCACGGATCCGCACCCGGTCGCCCGGATTCAATCCATGCCCCGGGGCCGTGACCACCACCGGGTCCGCAGCCGTGATCGCCGTGATTGCAATGGGGCTGTCCAGTGTCAGACAGGAATCCACGAAGGGCCAGTCCTCGACGGTCGCAGTGTCCGGGAACAGGGCCTCGATGAACTCGACGTAGCGGACGGTCACGCCGCCGATGGTCCGTTTCACGATCAGGTACACCAGATCGTCATCGTCGTCGCGCACCACGACGGCGCTTTCGACGGCAGGTTGGTCCGCATCGGAGAGCGTCCCGCCGAGGATGTGGCGGCTCCACGCAACGACCTGCTCCTCGCGTTCATAGGTCATGGCCACCAGAACACCATCGGCTCGGACGGCCCACAGAACCACGTCGGGCTCCAGTTGCAACGCCGTCTCCGTGAGCCCGGAGAGCGTGACATGCTCCGACAGAATCGTCAGGTCCGGGGCGACGAAGCGATCCACGTCCACGCGGAAGACGAACTCGCGGACCTTGCGGTCTGCGGACATCGGCAGCAGCGTAATGCCGATGGTTTGCTGGGGACGGGGCCGCTGGGCCGCCGACTCCCGAATGTGCCGGATGACGTTGATGGTCAGCGGCGTGATCGTGTCCTCGGCCGTGCTCGCGGCCAGGAATACGCCTCCGTCCGTTGGGACGATGACGCCATTGGCATCCGAGAGCACCCAATGGATCGTGTTGACGGTATCGGCATCCAGCGTATTGACAATGGCCGATGTGTCGAGGACCGTGCCGATGGGGGCAGCCGCCACCGAGCCATCGGCCGAGGCCGCGAAGTTGTCGAAGTCGCCCGTGACGCTCGCCCAGAGCGTCTGCGGGAAGGCGTCGTTCCCGCCGAACCAAAGACGCTGCTCGTGGAACACCGTGCAGAACGGCCAGCCGGTCGTGTCACTCCAGGCCCCGAGCCGCCATGGCAAGACGGCCGGATCAAGTAGGGATGCTGTCCGCAGAACCACGCTGATCGTTCGGCGATCGGTCACGCCGCTGATCCGGCCGTACCTCCTGGTCAGCGGCGGGCCGCCCTGATCCCAGGACACCAACCGGCCGATGTCCGATGCCGTGAACCCCTGCCCGGCATTGATGAGCGGCACGCAGGACGTGGTGAATGTGAGCGTGATGGTTGCCCCGATGGCACTTGTAGATGGAATGTCCACCGTGGCCCCGGTGACCGTGTTCGTCTCCAGGTACGGACCATCCTTGGCGTCGAGGATCGCCAAGCTCCAGATCGCCGGATCGCTATCGGCCCCGGCGCTGCGGCTCAGCAGCCTCGGCTCATAGTCCCCGTGGCAGACGTAGAGCACGTCGGCGGATTGCGTCACCTTCAGCAGTGGCAGGTCGGCGGCGGTCCATGGCGTCACGATCTCCGTCGGCAGGGCGCCAGAGGTCTTGACCACCGTACCCGCGCTGGCAAAGGCACCTGGCGGGTTGTTGGGGTTCGTGTAGCTGACCGTCGTCGCCGTGACCGCCGTGATGACGAACGTGCCGTCGTAGCCGATCGGGTAGGCGGCATCCGTCGTCCGCACGTTCTTGACGCTGATCTCGTCTCCGACCTGGAGGGCATGGGCGCCGATCGTCAGCGTCGAGATCCCGGCCGCGTGCGAGAGCGCCGTGACCGTGAAGATGTCACCGTGCTGGAGTCGCCCGCGATCCCTGAAGAACCGAACGTACAGGTGCCCGAACTCCAGGGCGTAGCTTTCCTGGTTGGAGAAGTCGAAGTCGATCAGCCGCGTGAACGAGCTGTTCGTCTTGACGCCGGCCACGAACCGAGATCCGCTCCGGCGGATGAGCCCGCCGTGCTTCTGGGTCAGGAAGTTGAGCTGCTCCGCCAGGCCGCTCTGATACTTTGAGAGATCATTGCGATCAAACAGACGCGGCGAAAGCTCGCCACTCGTGAACGCATTGATGACGACGTTGCCCTGGGGCATGGGGCCTCAGGGCGAGATCGGCCAGTTCGCCCGCTGCTCCGCCCAGCTCGTTGACTGGATGACTTCGATCGGCCCCTCGATCGTGTCAACCTCCTGGGCCTGGCGAATGAAGGCGACATAGCTATTCATGAGGCGGTCGGCCAATTCCTGATTCTGGACGATCGGAATGGCCAGGGCGGCCGCGAGCCGGTACTGGATCGCGTTCTGGAGCAAAGGGTCCATCAACGTCACGTCGGTCAGCCGTGACACATAGGCAATGTTCATCGTGGCTTCATCGGTGAACAGCTTGCGGCCGCGTTCAATGCGGTACTCGAACTTGTAGTCCTCGACCTGGGCCAGCCGCAGAAAGTCCTCCGGGAGCTGGAAGACGTTGGCGAAGCCCCACGCCGGCGTCTCGGCGAGCTTGGCGAGGGCGACTCGCTGGATGGCGCAACTCCAGGGGTGCGCCCGGAGCACCATGTCCCGGATGTTCTCGTAGTTGTGGCACACGAACCGGGCCGGGTTGTTGTCCTCGGTGAAGGACAGGATCGGCTGCTCGCCGATCAGCGTCAGGGCCATGTTGGCCAGGCCGACTTCGTTGATGGCCATGCCACAGGATATACCAGGCAGGAGATCCTGGTCGGCGAAGGGGAACTCTGGCGGCGGTGCGGGCACCACCACGCCGCCCGCCGCCCAATCCAGGTCGATGAGGATGGGGGCAAGAGCCACGGATCATGCCTCGATTGCGATTGCCGTGATATAGACCGTCGAGACGGCGGCCGAAAGCTGGGCTGTCCAGTTGTTGTTCGCCGTCGCCTGGGGGAGAGGGACGGGGAAGGGCATGACGGCGCCGCCGCCGTCGGGTGCGAGATCGAATGAGATCACTGGTGTTCCGGCGGTTGCATCCCGAATATCGACCCGGACCTCGGTTGCCGATTCATTCGATAGGAGCAGCATACTCAGGTCGCGGAACACGCCCGCCCCACCCAAGGCGATCAGCGTCGTCTCGGTCGTGGTGGTGAGAGCCAGCCGGCCCACAACTCTCCGCTCCCTGGGAGCATCGTTGGTCACGACCAGCCGGCCTCGCACGTCCATGAAGACGTCGGCCCGATCGCCGGCGGCCACGGCAGTCGGATTTGCCGTGCGGGCAACGCCACCGACCTTGACCGGGTTCCCGGCGTCGCCGGTGTCATGCGCGATGTTTCCGACGACCTGGGCGTTGAGGTTCGACGCCGTGGCCTGGATCACGTCGTTGTTGGCGCCGAGGTTGACCAGGAGCCCGTCGGTCGAATCGCCACGCACGCGGTCCCAGTTGGTGCCATCGAAGGCGTGTGCGAACGCCCCGACGGCAGGCGCGGTCGGGCTCACCACGTTGTCAGCCGAGAGGGCAACCGCGGCTGGCAGCTCGGTATCGACGGACCCGGTGATGCCCACGGATCCATCGATGGTGATTGAGTTGCCGCCGTCCTGGATGTTGACGGCCGCACCGGCGCCAGCGTTGTCGATCGTGACATCGTGGCTATTGGGGAGCTGGAGGGCCGAAGTCGCCGCGCCGGTCGGAAGTGGAAGCGACGCCGCGCTGATCGGCTGGGTCGTCGTGCCTGTCGGGTCCACGCGGAGCGGCAGCGCGGCCACGCCAGTCTCAGCCGTGCCGGATCGCAGCTCGACATGCAGCGAGCCTTCGGTCGTGCAGTTCAAGGCCGTCGCGTCGCCATCGGTCGTCGTCTCGGCGGCCGGTGTGTCGCGGCGCCTGGCGATGAGTTGATTGCCCGTCGGATTCGCGGCCGAAGCGTCGTCCTCGACGTACTGCGTGCCGCCGCCGAAGCTGGTGATCTGTGCCCCCGCCGCATCCACGATGGCGACGTTGAGGCTGTCGGAGGCCCCCGTGTCGCGCACCGTCGCCGTTCTGGTTCCGTCCCCGATCTGCACGTTGGCCGGGACGCCGATCGTATTGTCCACCGTGACGTTGTGGCTGTCGGGAAGCTGGAGCGCAGCCGTCGCCGCCCCGGTCGGCAATGGCAGGCTCGCGGCGGTGATCGGCAGCGGGTTCCCCGCGTGAACATCGCCGGCCGTACCGTCGGCCCCGATCTCGATCTTCACCCGCTGGTGCTTGACGGCCGGCGCGCCGATCTCATCGGCTGCGAAGGTGTCGCCGCCAGCTCCGGGGTTCGTGATGAAATTGTCAGGCATGAGTCACCTCCCGGCGCCCAGCATGGGAAGTGTATGCAATGCCGAGGGCGGCGCTGCGGCCACTCGGGCGAATCGGCGTGCCGGAATCGGATAGAAGATCCTCGGGTGGTCGATCGGCGTAACGCCATTCGTGCCCAAGGTGCTGATGATGATGTTCCAGGTGCCCTTCATGTCCCGATAGAACCCATCGACATGGCCCCAGAGCGGAGCGTAGAGGACCAATGCGCCGCGCCTGATGAACAGCGGCGAGAAGCCGCGGAAAAGGGCCGCACGGTCATCGACCGTCAGGCTGTAGCCGGACCAGATGGCGATTTCGGCAAGGGCGCCGTCGAAGTAGTTGGCCGCTGCCCGAGAGCCGATTCGGAGATCGGGCAGATCGGTGCCGGGGTCCTGGGTCTGGGCGGCCGTCGCGCTGTTGCCGTTGTCACGGTAGACGGTGATGTTGCCAGTCGGGCCATCGAAGATGGCAATGCCGTGGGTCCAGGCGTTGTTTGCCCCAGCGCCGGTAGTCACGACGGACTGATCGGCCGTGCTATTGGCGAGCGCGAAAACGTCTTCGGCGCTGTTGTAGCCAAGCTCCAGGCGATCGGTCGAGGAGCCGTCGACGTAGATCGAGCAGATCCGGCCAACGTCGGCGGGGCCCTGCTTGAAGATCCAGCCCGCCATTGAGATCGGGTAACTCAACGACAGCGTTGTGAGCGTCGTGTCGTTGAGCGACGTGTTCTCAGCCTCGACGAATGTGAAGGCCATGAGCTACTGCTGCCTGATCTCCATGCTCAAAAACTGAGCATCGACGCCAAGGAAGTCGTCGTCGGCGTGCGCGACGTTGCGACTGAGGCGAACGAAGAACGTCTCGCCAGGCTGGATGCCATCGGCCTCGGCGTTGGTGAAGTTGATCTCGTCGTAGACGACCTGGCCCGAGCCGGTCGAGGCCCCGGCGTCGGGTGCGGTCGAGCTGACCTCGTTCGCGGTCGCAAACGCATCGGCGTCGATGTCGTCGGTGTCGTCCTGAGCGCGCTTGAACGCGACGGTCCAACGGACCTGATCGCCGCCGGTGGGGATTCCCTGGAAGGTCCAGCCGATCCGGACGGTCAGGGCCGGCGAGGCCGAGAAGGCGTTCGGCACGACGCCCTGGAAGTCCGCGTTCTCGGAGGCAGCTCCATCGAACTCCAGGACGGGAATCTGTGCGTTGGACGCGCCGGTAATGACGTCGAAGGTCGCAAAGCTGGCCGAGGGCGGCTGGACCGACTGGGCCGTGAAGATTGCGAGCGTGTCACCGGATGCCATGGCTCACCAGCCCGCCACGCGGCGGCCGAGTGCCTCCCGTGCCAGCGCCGCCCGTCCGTAGTTCCGCCGCATCCGCGGCTGGCGATCGAGCTGGAAGGGCCGCTGCCCGCCGGCGTTGAACGTTGGCGATGTGCCCAGAATCGACCAGTAAGAGCCGATCCAATCGACGGTGGCCTGTGCGTCTTCGAGCGGGAGGAAGGCGACCATGCCGCGTGGGCAGACGAAAAAGGGATGCGAGCCGAGCATGAGTTGCTTGAGGATGTTCTCGCCCACGTCGATGTTCCAGATCGCAAGATGCATGACCGAGCCTTCGTGATGCTCATTGTCGCCATTGCTGAAAGATGAGCCGATGGCCGTGTGATCCGGAGACACTGGCAGCACATCCGCAACCACGCTGGTTGCGGGCACCGGGTTGCTGTTCACATAGGCCGCACGGTCCGTGAGCGAGGCTTCCCGAGTCGCAGCCGAAAAGAAAATGGCGCTGGACGATACGACCGGAAGCAGGTTGGCTTCTGCGGCCGTTCCTTCCACAGCGGTACCGACCATGACGCCGATGACCGGCGCATCAAGATACATGATTCGCAACCAGTCGGTCCCGGCGGCGTTCTCGACGATGACGACGACGGCGTTCTGGGTCACCAGCGTACCGCCCTCATCATTGCGGCAGCACAGATGAGCGAAGCAGGAATTGGGCACGCTGTAGAGCGGGGTCGTCTTGTTCAGGTAGCCCTTGCCGCTGTCCGGCAGGGCGGCGGACATGAACCAGGTCACAGCGCCCGTCCGTCGGATGCGTAGGACAGGAGATATGCAGCCGTGGCACCGCCGAGGAACGCCAGGGCGATGTAGGCCCGCATCTCGCTCCCGCGTGGGATGCCGCGCAGGTCGAACTGGATCGGGACATGGACGAAGATGTCCGAGGTCGTGCCGTCGCGGCTGGTTTCGCGGGCCGTCGGCGTCGTGGCGGAGATCGCACTGATAATACTCACGACCGAAGGGTCGGCGGCCGCTCCGGCCGCGACCGATCGCAGCGTCACGTCCTCGATGAGCAGATGCCACTCGGGGTTGGATGCGGCCGGAGCGGCTGCAAAGACGAGCGTGAGCAGCGGTCCGGCCAGGACCGAATCCGGCAGGATCACCGGCGCTACATCAACAGTCACACTTCCGAGGTCAGCCGAAGCCGCCGTCCAGCGGGCGAGCCAGGGGGCCGCAATCGTCTTGTTGGCAAGGGCTTGGGCCATTCAGCCGTCCGTATAAGTGATGTAATATGCGAGCGTGGCCGACCCAATGATGAGGCCGGCGGCTGCATTGGGCGTTATTGCCAGATCGTAGGCTTTGCAGGGATCGAACGCGAGGCCGAGCATTTGCCAGAGTGTTTGCCCGGCGGTATCGAGGTTGGCCGCCTCGAATCTCACGTCCAGCCAGGGGGGAATGTTATCGAACGCAATGCTGGTCCCGAAGAGGTCCACATCAGCCACGGTGCCATCGATATTGTAGAGTCCGACATGAATCGTTAGGGAAATGGTGGTTGTGTCGTCAACCGCCAATTTGCATTCGAGAATGACGGCGCTCGAGGGAAGCCGACACAGCCGAACGATATCGTTCACCTGCAAGTCAACGTCCGAAGCGAGTTCAAAGGCGTCGGCCGCGGCGTGAACGCGGCCACCGAGTCGCGCCGACGGCGGGATCCGGTTTCCCTGCACGATTCCCAGAAGATCGTCGGAGTATTTCGTGGACACGGCCTGGCTCCCGGCCGGTCAGTCGGTGACGTAGCGGATGTCGTAGGCGATGGTGCCGGCCGCGGGCGTCGTGCTGGTGACGACGGTCAAGGCGATGTCGTACTGCTTGTTGGGATCCACGGTGAGCCCGAGGAGTTCCCAGATGGCCTTGCCCGCTGCATCTCGGTTGGACGGTGTGCCGGCGGCGCCGGCAGCCTCGAAGCGGTAATCCGTCAGGGGGGTCGCGGCCGAGAAGACCACGGCGGTCCCGAAGGCATCGACATCGGCAACGACGCCGGTGGTCTCGTAGATCCCGATGTCGGCCGTCAGGGTCGTACCCAGGGCATCCGAGGCCACCTTCAGCTCGATGATGTTGGCGTAGCTTGGCAGGCGACAAAGCACGATGATGTCGGCGGCATCGAGATCGGTCGTCAGAACCTCGAACGCATCGGCCGCCACGCGAACGCGCCCGTCCTTCCGCCGACTCGGCGGGTAGTTCGAGTGCGGGGCGTTTACGATCACCGCAAGGTCGTCGGAAAACTTGGTCGTCATTGGTCAGATGCTCCTTGCGTTACGTGGCGATGCGGATGCGGGCGACGCGGGCCTCATCGGTCCGCACGACGCCGAACGAACTGGTCAAAAGGATCTGCTCAGCGTTCTTCTCGGGGATGCGCTCGATCTTCACCGATGCGTTCTTCTGGTTGCCGAGCTGCCCGCCGAACTCGGAGTACACCACGATGTACTGGTCGGTCGAGGCCGCGACCGCAGGCAGCAGGGCATCGTGGAGGATGTGCCACCGGAAGCCCATGAAGTCGTGGATCGAGCCTTCCTGGAGCGCCTTGAACCCGGCGTAGTCGGAGTTGACGATCGTGGGCACGCCGGCGACGAACGGCGAGGCGGTGCCATACATGAGGTCTCGCATGCCGGCCCCGCCGATGGCGATGTGCAGCGTCTCCATCGGGTCCACGCCGTTCTCGATCATGCGGGTCTTGGCGTCCACGAGCATCCCGACATCGAGGACAGCAGCCGCACCGCCCAGGTCTAGACTCGGCGAGTTGCCGGCGTCGAAGAGGACCGATGCCCCGTCGCCGTCGATCGCGGTGCCGACCAGTCCGGCGAGGATCTCTTCGTCGTACTTGCGCCCGGCGGCGTAGCCGAAGGCGGTCGCGTACGCCGTCTGGGCGTTGATGATGACCTTCAGGCGGTCTTCGTCGTCCTCCAGGTCTCGGATCTGCCAGTCCTTGATCGGCACACGCCTGCGGGAGTGCGGCGTCGAGATCAGCGGCACGTCCGCGTGCCGGGCCGTCTTCTGCTGCATGTTGACGGAGCCGATGCGTTCGGCGTTGCCCTGCTTGCCGATGACGTCCTCTTCGATGAGGGTGCCGCGGAGGCGTGAGCCCCGCTGCTGGGCAGTGAACAGGACGGTGGCCCTGAAGGCTTCGACATGCGCGTTCGGGATGGTGGTTGACATTTGACCGTGGCTCCGAAGGAGTCAGGAACAGACTCGACTTCGGTCACGGTCCCCGGCGTTCGCCGGACGCGACCTTCGGGACTCGCCCCGATTCGCGGCTGTCTTTCCAGCCGTCAGACGGATCGGCCAGGCCGAGTGCCCGTCACGGACATGATTGCACGCAGACCGTTGGCAGTCAAGCCCCGATGGTCATCTCGCCGGGGTGGGCGATCGCCATCAGGTCCATGTACTTCTTGATGGCCGCCTTGTGGCCGGGATGCCCGTGGCTGCCCCAGGCGTTCACGAACTCCGAGTCGAGCATCAGCTTCTCGATCTCGGTCGCGGCCCCGGCCGCATCCATCGCCCCGGCTCCCGCCGGCTTCCCGCCCTGCACGCTGCTCTCGGTCACCATGCGTCCAATCTGGGCGAACGCCCTCAATACGGCCGGATCGTTGCCGGCCGTGTCCTTGGAAAAGAACTCCGACAGGCCGAACTTCGCGGCCCCGGCCTTCGCAGCCGCCAACTTGTCATCGTAGCCAGCCCCCCACTCGCCGCGCAGCGTCTTCTCCGCTGCGGCCTTGGCATCGGCCGTCGCCGACTGGGCCGCAAGGGCCTGCTGGCCGGTGGTCTCCCTGTACCAGTTGACCAGGGGGCCGAACTGCCGGTCAGAGAGCCCGGCCTTGTGGGCCTGCTCCATGAAACTCTGGAGCACCGGCTGATCCGCCTCCGAGAATGAGCCCTCGGGCACCTTGTAGCCCTTGGGGTCGCTGGGGCGGCCCAGGCGGCCGTAGACGGCATCCCAATCGCCGGCCGACGCCTTCTCGCCAGGCACCGCGATCTTGTCGGCCCCGACCAGCTTGTGCGCCTCGACGAACCGCTTGGCCACGATCGGGAACGCCTCCGCAGAGTCCTTCGCCTTGATGCTGTCGAAGGCGCTCTCGGCCCGGATCTCCTCCGGCAGCGAATCCCGCCAGCTCGGCGTCCCGCCGCCGGCCGGGGGTTGCCCACCACTGCCGGCCGACGGCTTGGACTGTGGAGACGCCTGCGAAGAAGAACTGCCGGGCGAAGGGACTGTCTGGAGTGCCGTCATTCGCTCATCCTCAACTTGCCATTGGCAACGATCGGAACCTCTTTGGCCGCCACCACGCGCCGTTGCGCCGCGTTGATCTGCTCCTGCACCAGCCGCACCGCCTCGACCTCCGCAGCCGGCAGCTCCGCGAACGCATCCGCCAACGTCTCGGCCTTCAGTTCAACCCGCTGCTGGATCACCACGTTGGTCCCGGGCGGCTGGCACTGGAGCTCGGCCACGAACCGGGCCTGGCGAGAACGATCCTCCAGGAACTCGTCCGCCATCGGGATCAAGAGCGTCACTCGCCGGCCGGTCGCCTCGTCCTCGAACACCTCGCGTCGGCAGAAGGTCGTCATGCCGACATCCTAGCAAGTCGATGCGGCCCCTTCCTGCTTCTGCCAAAAGTGCCACCCGCCATCGGACAGTTTCCGCCCATCCTTGTCCTTCCGTTTCGGGAACAATCCG